ACGCAGGCTGTCGCTGTGAAGGCGCTCCTGAAGCAGGCCGTGGAGACCACGCGCAAAGAGATGCAGGCCGAGTTCCAGAAAGTCCTTGAGCCGCTACAGGCGCAGATCGCTCCGCTTCAGGCTACCTCGGCAGCCTCCGCGCAGGAGCAGTTTAACAACGCTGTGAAGGCTGTCCACCCCGATGCGTGGGACCTGCTCCCGAAAGCGGACGAGTGGATCAACAAGCAGCCTGAGTTCCTCCGGGCGGCCTACACGCAGGTACTCACCACAGGCACCCCGGCACAGGTGAACGAGTTCTTCACGCAGTACAAGGCAGCGAGCGGCACCTCGTCCGCCCCTGATCCACAGGTAGCAGCAGATGCAGCAGCCAAGGCGGCGAGGCTGAAGAAGATGGAGACCCCTGGCACGATCCGCACCTCGGTCACGGCGGAAGCCGACCCGCAGGACTTCGATGCCGGATGGGAAGCAGGTTTGAAGAAGGCAGTTTAAGTTTCTCAGCACCTCTGACGAGGTGATTTTTAAGGTCCTTTGTGGGAGAACACCCACCAGGAGGTTTTATGGCTGGTATCAACGTATACGGGGACATCACCCCGGCGGTCGCGGGGTACGTAAATCCCCAGTTCCTGATGAGGGCACTTCCCTACCTCGTCCTTGAGAAGTACCTGGATATGAAGCCGCTGCCGTCGAACTCGACGAAGGTCGCCATCTTCCGCAGGTACGAAGCCCTGGCGAAAGCCCTTACCCCCTTGGTCGAAGGCGTGACCCCGGCGGGCAAGAACATGCAGAAGACGGACGTGCAGGTTACCCTACAGCAGTACGGCGACTTCGTCCAACTCACCGACGTGATCGCGGACACCCACACCGACCCCGTTCTACAGGAGTACGTCACCATCACCGCCGAGCAGTGCGCCCAGACCCTGGAGACGCTGCGCTACAACGTCCTGAAGGCCGGCACCAACGTGTACTACGCGAACGGCACCCAGCGCACCGACGTGAACACCGCCATCACCCTCTCCGCCCAGCGCAAAATCACCCGCGGCTTCAAGCGCCAGAACGTCGGCTACATCACCAGCCAGACTGCCTCGACCCCGTCCTACGGCACCGTCTCCGTCCGCGCCGGCTTCGTCGCCCTGATCCACCCGGACTGCGAGAATGACGTGCGCGCCATGGCGGGTTTCAAGGATGCCGTGGACTACGGCGCGAAAGTGCCGGTTGACGAGTTCGAGATCGGCGCCGTTGAGGACGTGCGGTACATCCGTTCGACCATCTTCGAGTCCTTCCCGGACGCGGGTACCACCAAGGGCTCCATGGTCTCCACCAGCGGCACCAACGCCGACGTGTACCCGATCCTCTTCCTGGGTGCCCACTGCGCCGGCTCCGTCCCGCTGAAGGGCAAGGGTGCGGTCACCGCCCCCATCGTCCGTAACCCGGGCACGATCAGCGACTCTGATAAGCTCGGCCAGCGCGGGCATGTGGGGTGGAAAGCGTACTTCGGGGCGATCATCCTGAATCAGCTTTTCATGGCTCGTTTGGAAACGGCGGCCACCGAACTCCCCTAAATAACCGACTTCCGGGGGCTTCGGTCCCCGCTTCATAAGGAGGTGCCTCATGGGCATCATTTCTGCAAATAAAGCGATCAGCCTCGAGGATGAGCTCTCCGATGCCCTCCGCGTCCTGGTGGGCACCAGGAACTTCATCTCGGGGGATATCGCCATCGGAGGGACCACCTCCAAGGTGAAACTCGCAACCGCAGTGGACTACTGCATCAACGGAGTCCTGTATCACAAAGCGATCACCGACAACCTCTTCGTCCTCTCCGGCACGACCATCCCGGCCAGCACCACCGGTCGCTTCCTGCTCTGCCTGGACGCCTCCGGCGCCTCTGTGGTGGTGCAGGGTACGGCAACGACCAACGGCAACCTCCCGGAAGATGCCAACGGCTTCCCGACGGCCTGCCCGGTCGGTGAGATCAAGATCGTCATGGGCTCCGGCGGCGGGTTCACCCCGGGCAGCACGGCCCTGACCGGCGGCAACGTCACCTCGGTTACCTACACGAACCTCTCCTGCTTACCCGTAGGCGGAGTTGGAACCCTGTAGGCACAGAGAATTTAAGCATCCCGGCCCCGCCCTAAAAAGCGGGGCTTTTTGGGTATCAAGCGAGTTCCAGGAGGCTACATGTCCGTTATTTCAGCAATAAAAGCAATCAGTCTGGGGGACCTCACCAGCAACGCCGAGCGTATCCTCCTCGGAGCCCGCAGCTTCTCCGCTGCTGGCCTCGCTGTGAACGACGCTACGGCTCAGGAGGCTACCGTCACCCTCTCCGGCACCTTCGACATCGGGGACGTATGGACCGTGACCCTTGGGGGCACTCCATACACCTACACAGCACTCGCAGGTGCGACCAACCTTGCCGGAGTGGCTACGGCCCTTGCGGCGGTCATCGACGCCTCGGATGCCTACGTCTCGACGGCCGCCGGAGCGGTCATCACCATCACTGCCGCTGTTCCGGCAACGGCGTTCACGATCACCGCCACGGCGACCAACGTCACCGCCGGCACGGACAATCAGGCAATTGCCGTCGCAACCACCCACACCTCGGTCCAGTCGGTCCTCACGGCTAACCGCCTGAGAGCCTGCATCGGGGGCGTACTGACTGCGGTGGCAGCTACGCCCGACATCACCGTAGGCGGAGCGGTCCTCCCGGTCTCGTCCTTCAGGTGGTATCTGGTCTCCGTGGTTGCCGCCGGCACCATGACGACCTACCCAAGCACGGACAACGTCGCGGTCCTCCCGGATTTGACCGCAGGGTCGGCCCCGGTCGGCGCTTTCAAGGTCGTCACTGACTCCACCCACACCTTCACCCCCGGCACCACGCCGCTGAACGGCGCAGGGATCACGACCACCTACTTCGACTTGTCCAGTATGCCGGTCGCCGGCCTGCCGGCTTAGGAGTCTCCGTGTCCGAGAAGTGCATCGAGATATGCAAGGCTGAAAATGGGTACACCATCGAGGTCTGTATGCCGCTGACGATGGGGGCAACGCAGACGGCCATGATGGCTTGTTGCTGCCAGACGGCGGAGAAGCAGTACGTTGCCAAAGACGCCGCCGAAGTTTCCGACCTTATAGAGGACATTTTACCCCTCCTCGACCAGGACTTCAAGACCGAGGACGACTTCGACAAGGCGTTCGATAAAGCGGTCAACGACATCGAAGCAGTGGAGGCAGCGTGACCATCGAAGATCAGATTCTCGACAGCGAGGACGTAGAACAGGAAGCCCCGGAAGCCCCGGAAGCCCCGGAAGCCCCGGAAGCCCCGGAAGCCCCGGAAGCCCCGGAAGCCCCGGAAGCCCCGGAAGCCCCGGAAGCCCCGGAAGCCCCTGGCATCTTCGAGGAAGCTGTAGACGAAGTGGAAACCTTTGCCGTTACCCTCTACGACACCGTCCCGGTCATCATCAACGGAGTGGAGCGCTGGTTCACCGCCGGCACGCACTATGTCGAGAAGCACACCCATGACCTGCTTGAAGCTGCAGGCTTGAAGCTTTAACCGCCCTCCGGGGCGCACCACAGTAGCACCTCAAAGGAGAACACGAGATGGAAGGCATCGACCTGGGATTGGGACTCGAAGGTGATACAGAACAGGAAGCGCCCACGACTTTGAAGGGCAAAGGGAAGCCGGCCGCCGTGCCGAAGGCTGCACCGGTTAAGTTCCATCGCGGGCGCCCCGAGTATGCCCCCCCGTTCTACACGATCAACATCCAGCATGTCGAGGGGCAGCCCGAGTACGAGGTCATCGGCGTGAACGGTGAGGTGCTCCAACTCCAGCGGGGTGAGAGCGTCCCGAATATCCCCGAAGCCTACGTCAACGTGCTCAGGCAGGCGATCACCGAGAAGCTCTTCACCCGCACCGACTCCGAGGGGAAAGAGCACCACGACTGGAAGAAGGTTTCCGCGATCCCCTTCAGCATCGTCGAAGGGCCGTATCAGGAACGGAGAGCCGCATGAATAAAACCGAGGTCTTGGCAGAACTGAGAGGCGTCCTGGACGACACCGTCCAGCCCTACGCATGGTCGGACACGCGCCTGAAGCGTTTCCTCGCCAAGGGCCAGGACCAGTTCTGCCAGGACACCGGCTTCTTCAAAGACTCCACCACTTTCACGATCACCACCGCGACGGGCGTCGATACTTACCCGATCCCGGCCCGGGTGATCCAGGTTAACGACATCTGGTACGGAGACACGAAGCTGCGGCGTTTCCAGCAGGGTGAGCGCGTAGCAGGATCCCCGGAGACCCCCGCAGTGCCCTACGCTTGGCAGGCTGACCAGAGCACCGGTTTCCTCCAACTCTACCCGGCGCCGGCCGCCTCCTACACGCTGCAGCTCCAGGTGTGGCGGAAGAGCCTGCAGCCCTTCGGCACCGCCGAGATGGAGATCCCCGAGGACTTCCACTTCGCCCCGGTGGAGTACGCCGCCTACATGGCGCTGAACGACCACGACCGCGAGCGGCAGGACCCCGTCAAGGCCCGGGACCACCTACTCAACTACAAGACCCTCGCCACCGATGGCAAGCGCGCGTGGCGCCGGCTGTGCTCCGGCCCTGCGGTCTTCAAACCCAACTCGCTCTACATCGTTTAGGAGTCGCCCATGCCGTTGCCGGAGGCCATACTTTTCAGGACGTGTCTCGGGCTGAACGACACCCGCTCCATCGCCACGCAGCAGATGACGGTAAACCCTCGCGACCCGAAAGCAGGGCAGACAGAGTTGCTGGACAGTCTGAATCTTACCACGGCGCCGGACGGGCGGCTGGAGAAGATCCCTGCCTACGTCCCGGCGCTCACCCACTCCGATCCGATACTCGCGGTGTCGGCGGGATCCCGCTTCCTTTTCCAAGACGGGCTCAATACGAACGAGTGGAGCGGCACAGCGGTGACCAACGCTTTTCCCTTCACCGATGGAGCAATGGCACACACCACCATCGACTGCAGGGTCTCCGGTACGAACGTGGTCTACAAGAACGTAAACTCGGCGCCAGGGATGCTTACGGCCACTGTCGGGGCGAACCCAAACCCTCCGACCTCGCGCACCTTCGCCGGCCAGCCGGCGTTCTCGCAGGCGTTCACCTACAACTCCAAGCTCTACGGCATCAACCAAGGTGACCCCCGCTTTCTACAGTACTCTGAGGACTACCACTACGACCTGTGGAACCTAGGTGACGGGTTTATCGGGCACCACGACCCGGTCCTTCAGGCGGGGGCGATCCCCCACCTGATGCTGGCGCTACACTCCACCGGGGTGTCGATGTATTCCGGTATGAGCCCCGCGGACTTCACCAAGACCTTCGCCCCTCTGCCAGTGCTCCCCGGGTCGCTCTACAGCGGATTCATCTCGAAGCTCTACGGCTACGGGCATGTCTTCCTCTGTGCTGAGGGCGTCTACATCATCAAGTCCGATGGAGTGGTGACGAACCTCACCCCAAACACCACGAACTTCCTCAGCACTTGGAACACGACCTATTATTGCGCCATCGTCCAGGGGAGCAAATATCTGGCCTTCGGGGATAAGGTGTGCGTGGAGTACGACTTCAACACCCAGGCCGTCCTGAAGCGGTCCACGGACTCCGTGGTGAGTGCTGCCAACTGGAAAGGGAACACCTATTTCGCCCGGGGCGCGCAGGTAGCGACTCTCGGAGACGGCCCGGACACAGGCGGCATCGCAGCGAGCATGACCCTCCCCTTCTCAGACTTTGGGGCACCTGGGACCAAGGCTATCGACAGCTTCTACTTCACCGGCACCATCGCGGGAGACGTGACCTTCACCGTCACGGACCAGACCCAGCGCGAGTGGTCAGTGGACGTGAGCAGCCTTGACACGGTTACCGGATACAGGATAAAGTGCCCCCACCAACGTCTCGGGAACCACATCTCGGTGCGGATCGACGTAGGCTCGGGCGCGTTCCGTATCGAGGAGCTGAAGGCCCGTTTCATCGCCACCGACAGGAGCCGGTAATGGGAGTGCTCCCAACTGCGATGGTGCGAGACGCAGGCGCCGAGGAAGCCGCATATCTGGGGTCTGCCAAAGCGCAGATGGATATCCTTCGGACCATTATGCGTCTGGGGGGGCTCAACAGCCACAGCCGCGTCGTGACCCTCGCCAACGGGGTGACCATCACCTGCAAGAAGGTCTTCAACGCAGAGGACATCTACATCACCGTGCCTGACGAGATCCAGCAGCATACGGAGACCGCCATAGATGACCGATACGCCGTTTTCGTGGTCGCCTACGCCACGCACCGAAGCATGTTCACTCCGATGGTCTTTCCTGCCGTGGCGTTGGGAGCAGGACAGCCTTACACTGGCACGTTCTTTCCGGTCAGAGGGGATAACCTGGCGTTCCCGCTGTATGATGGCATAAGGACAGCGGGTGAAACGCTGCTTTTTTCCGTGCCGATCACGTCTACACACGGCGAGTCAATCGTTTGGCAGCAGCTACTTATACAGCCGAACACTGCAACCGGGCGGAAATTCAACCTTATAACCTACCAACTGGCAGGATATGTAGGAACCTACAGCCAGACCACCCTGGCTAAGATCGTCCTATCGCAGAGCACCGTCAACGCCTTTGAGTTCGACTTCTCTGCGCAGAACATTTTCTATGCGGCCGGACACGGCAGGCAAGGTGTGAATTTTAGACGGCTTAGAGGTGTAGCGGACGTAGACCGGATGATCGTCTGTGTCCAGAATGACTCTACACATTCGGGGCAGATATACGAGGTCGTTGAATCCGGGGACACGCTGGCCTTCGCTCCTTTCGGGCTGGATGACCTGGCGGCAGGCAATCGCCTTACTGCGGCCATTGCCCCCGGTGGCTCGCCTGTTGCTGGCGCTCGGCACGTAGATTGGGTCTACGACATATTCACATCAAGTGCGTCCGCCTATTTCTACATCGTCAAGTTCTGCTGCGACACGGCTGTCACCTACAACATCTACACCGGCAATCCGTACCCGGACGACGTTCAGATATTCCCCGGCATGGCATTGATGGTGGAGAAGCGGGCAAAGTCCGATTTGACGCTGGTGACGACCTATAACCTGACCCCCACGGCGCTCGACTCCACGCTTGGCGGTTGGACGCCAGCACAGATCAGTTACAACCGGGCCAACGGCCAGAATGATGGTTACACCACGGGGGGTGACGACCTTACCAGGATCGCCCCACAAGGCCCTGGATTCGTCCTTATCGACACGGACGGCACGGAGTACCCCATTCTTCCGGCGCTGGTCATGACTCAGCAACATTTCGGATCTCCGACCTCGGCCCGCAATCTGATCCAGCAAAGCGCGCTGCTCTGGTTGGGCGGGACTGCCGGGGATGTCGCAGTCGGCACAGACTCCCGGCTGCTGCCGATAGCTGAGGCGGTCGCAGGGCTTACTTCTATCCCGCTGAGTCTGATGTCCCGAATCGGCACAGCAATTGGAGATAGCGCCCACGTCCTGTTGCAGGCGCAGGGGTACGATAACCAACTCGTCTACTTCTCGGTTACTTCTGTATCGGGGTTGGTTGCGACCGTGGAGTGTAGATTCTTTGAAGCGTTCTCGGCAGGCGACACGCTCTTTATCAGCACGGGGGCTGGGGTGAGCGCCTACACGGTGGTGAGTGCGGACCTCGTAGGTTCTGGAACGGCCCCGCAGGATAATATCGTAGCTAAGTTGCTGGCCTTAGACGTTCCAGGACACACATTGGGAGGGGCCACCAGCGGGTACGACGGCACCGGATACTATAATCGGTTCACGGTCACCCGCGACGTTGCCGGCGAGATCGACGTAACCGCTACGTTCATCCTCCCGACGCAGGGACAGAGTAACCGGCGGCAGCTCCTTTCGGTCCAAGCAGTCGGGGGTGCCCCGCTAGTCCGGCTGGAACGGGTATTTTCTACGCAGCAATCGGTAACCCTTCACGACATCTAAGAGGACTAGCTATGCCTGCTGACAACATCATGGATATCGGATTAGGGGTTACCGGGGGGGCCGGGCTTTTAGACGCCTATTACGCGCTGCTTGCGAACGCCCAGTACTGGGATTATGCCTCAACTACCGCTACTGCCACGATAAACAATAATATCACCGCCATTGTGATAACGCCTTCCTCTGGCCCGTACCTGCCGCCTAAACCGGCGGGGATCATATGGCACGATACGCCGGGTGCAAGTGGGTCGGTTTCCGCTCTGGCACTGTTTGAGGCCCGGCAGGTAAGTCTTCCGACCGGTGGTTCGGGTGGAAGTACTTGGGCCGGGGGTGCGCCTT